GCATCTCCTTTGGAGGCATCTATATTTTCTCAGGAGAGAAAATATAGGCATCTACGCACATATACGTAGGCATTCATAGCATTTGCACGAAGCATCCACCCGGAGCAGCAAAGGTGGGCATATGAACTTGACTTAGGTTAAGTGCTGAGCACACCCCGGAGGGCCCTTCATCAGCTCACGAAAGTGAGACTTTAAGAATCTATAAACCATAGATCATTAGCATTACACCCAATGGTGTAGCATCTGTACGGCCAACATTCACAGTGGCAGTATGGAATATAACCACAAGATTCACAATCTTGTGGTCATTTATCATCCATCTCACATACCAGGAAATTAGGCGGAGGCTTAATACCAGGTAGAGGCACCGTAGACACATAAAATTTTGTCACGGAAATAATATTCGCAGTGCCGGCAGCTGGTGCCGCATCGAATTCCCACACGAAGTTGTAGTTGTCGCGTAGGTCGGCAACAGTCGATCCTGGAGGTAAGACCAACTGGCGCGCGCAATATTTGGCCGCCTTCACTCGGATCCGGTTAGGAGCAACTGGACCTGTGGCATTGGCACTGTCGAAATTATCCATAAAGCCGGCATAACCATCGGCTTTGCAAGTGAATCCATACATTACGGAATAAACCTTCGTAGTATGGTGGAGGGATTTAATCTTCCCCAACTCAGTTCTCATTGAGGCGTAGGCGATTTTGGCACTACCCCAAGCATCGGGAAAAGAAAACCCGGAAAACTCATGCCACTGCTCACCTGGAAAAGACTTCCAGGTGATTGTGTCAATGGGCATAGAACCCACGACCATACGCTGAGGTTGACTTCGCTGACCTTGCGCCCAATTGCGCGATCTATTTGTAGGTCGGCGGCGTCCCCGTGCGTTTGCTACGGGGGCATTATCGGCTCGGTTGTACCACACACCGTTGACTTCGATAGCATTGCTTCTATTTGCCATGGATCAGTGGTTGGATGGAACGCTTAGTAGAGGAAAAGGCTTCTCAAGACATGAACCCCCACGCAACGCGCGTCTGGGGGACCCAAATAAGGGTATCCATCCCACAACGCATATACATCACGGAGTCGGGGTATTCTGTCCACGCCCCTTTGAAGCGGTTGACAGATCCTCATACCTACCATCACCACTAATCACTTTACCAAATGTGTTATCAGTATTAGCAGCATCAATACGATCTTTGGTAACCTTCACAATTTCTGTGGTAAAATCAGGCATCATCTGTTCCTCACCAGATGAAACGAGGCCTACGTCTATGGCACGTCGCTGTGCATTCATTGTTCTCTCTAACAGGGAGTTCATCAATGAAGCAGCTACATCATTAGAAATGGCATCACGGACTGACTCCTCATTACGAATCGCCATATCTGCGGTAACGTCCTTCTGGTAGACCATTGGTAAACCAAAGTCTTCTTCCCAGAAGGGAATCCATCTCCCAACGGAACAATCGGGAGGTAAAGTCGGTGCTATGAAGGAATGAGTTAAAAACAAGCCTTTATGGGCTAAAATATCCTTCACCCTCAATGAACGAGGCCACCCAGTTTTTAAAATAAACATTTTATTCATGGGTAGTAATCCGACCGGTTTCTTCTCCATTGTCGCTGCATTAATCAACATGCACCTGTCCGTACATGCTGTGTCACTAAGTATTCGTGGAATATATATTAGATAAATGTTTCTATGAGAAACATTAATCATCTTCTTTACCATCTTATTCCACTTCGTCGCTAAAACGGAGAAGTCTTTTGAGACTAACTCCCAAGCGGAATTTGCCTTGATTAGCGCTTCCTTGGCTGACAACCCGGAAGTGGAGGAATCCGCGACGTGCTCTCGCATCACACCACAAACCTCATTCATCAGAGACAAGAAATCTTTATGTTCGACAGAGATTGCCTTGAAACTGGAAAGTGCCATGATAAATAGCTTTTGCGATTTTAAAAGCTCTTCTCGAACGAGTACACCTCAACAGAACCCTAAGTGCAGAGGTAACACTTGAAAATGAGGGCTATCCCGTACTAGACGAGGAAGTATTCCAATGTTGCACAGCGGATAAAACACGCTGAATGCACTTTCTAAGATCAGAAAAACCCGAGCCTCCACTCGTTAAACTGTTCTCAGAAGCTGTCCACAAGCGAAACTTCCACTGAATCCACAGTTAAGTAGGTAGTGGGAATCGAAATTCTGACGCCTATTAGAAATTTCGGAATGGACAACTTGCTTGGTTGACAGATGGTCTTTCGTTCTCAAAGGGTATTTATGCTCAGATGAATAC